GCCTTCCTCTGCCTTCTCGTACCCACGAATAGCACTGCTCCATTCTTCCGGTGATACATCATTTAACCTCCGATTTGTCATGCGTTCCCCCGTGTCTGCGTCCACTGTGTTAGATCAATTACATTATTGAAACTAGAATCCTCATTTATGTCATTGAATTTTAATTCGCCCGACTTAATCATTGCACCCATCTCTTCTTCTACTACTGCACCAAACGCTTCATCTTGATTTAGTAAATGGAAACACGTAACAACTCCTTGCATAAGATGTAGTAGTTCCCGATATGAATCCTCAGACAATTTATCAGACGGCATGCACATCATATTTAAATCTACTGTGCCATTCCAATCTTCACCCTCAAAGTTAGGTCTAATGATTAATACGATGTCATCTTTTTTAATGGGGTTACTCATGCTTTGTTCCTTTGTATGGGTTAAATGTTAATGGCATAACTTTTTTATTTTTTTCTTTAGTCCAAGTCTGTGGTACTTTCTTATCTGCATATAGGAATCCATATTTCTCACACCATGCAGCATAAGTTGTCTTAGATATTTTGCTAAGTCTACGCCTACTACTTTCAAATACAAACCGTATATCTAAATCAGGATGTTGCTTCTGTACTAAGAGATGCTTACGCCTGTCTGCTGCAGTAAACAATCCTTTAGTCTCTATAATAATGCCATTGGGTAACAGGAAGTCGGGGGTATACTTTCTATAGCACAGATCTTCCCATTCGATTTTGATTGATTCATACTTAGCATCTACGTTGAAATGCCTTAAATCTTCCTCAACAGTTTTCTCTAGCCCACTGCGATAACCATATGCCATAGCTGCATCGTATGCCTTCTGGCTAAACTTACGCATTACTCTACTTCTTTCTTAGCAATGTGTATGTAAGATACCATCGGTGGATTCTCTGCTCGTGATACCAGTGATGGTCTTTCTTCTAATCCTTCCCAGCATTTGTATCGATAGGAACACCAACCACATTCCCTACCAAGTACAAGATTGCCTGTTTCTTTTTTGCGATAGGTTTCAGGTATTGCCTCATAGCATCGTTCAAACTCATTCTTCTCTAGCCTGTCTGCCTTCTGCTTAATCTTTTCTACTTCAGCTTCAAGATCAATTGAATCAGCAGCTACATATTTGAACTCACCATTCGCCTTGTTGATTACCCACCAACCACCTGCCTTAACTCCCATTGCTTTTGCATAGCCAGCAAGCTGACCTACATATCCAAAGGAATCATTGTCGTGTAGTGTTTGGTAGTTAACAAACTTGTTGGCATAGGACCAAGGACTAGCAGACTTCACATCATCTACTGCACCCTCAGTGATCAGGTCTGGTGTGCCATGTATCGTATGGTCACCTGCAACTAACGTCACCTTGTCACCATTTGCATATGCCACACCTGCTTGTGTTAGCAGACCCTTGAACACAGCCTCAGCTATGTCACCCATCATCATGTTGATTACGAAATTTGTAGAGTGTGGGACAGCATCATCTGGATTGTTCTTATCAAACCAAAGCTGACAGTAGTCACGCCCTACGTTTGACATTCTCAATGAGAAGTTATTGCTATCCCGCTTGTCCACAAACTGCCGAAGTAAGGCAGCACGTACATCATTAACGACTTGTTCTACAACCTCCTCGCTAAGAGTGCTATCTCCGTGCCTAACCTTACTGAGATACTGATGTATCTTTAACTCGGCAGGATGATTCATTACGCTTCTACTTCTACGTCAACAAACTCTTCAACTACATCTGCTAAGTCTGCATCAGACTGCGTCTTAGCTACACCATTAAACTCTTTAACAATGTACTCATTGTAGTTATCAATCCATGCATTAAAGTCTGCAAACAAACCTTGATCTGCATCTGTCAAGTCAATAGTGCTAGACAGTTCTAGTGCAGCTGTTGGCAAAAAGTATGAGGCACCTGTTGGTAATGACTGTTCCGAAGAACCTAACACAATGCTGTGCTGTGGTAGGATACGATTCTGTTTAGCCATTTGTGCAATAGGTGCACCCAATGTTTTAAATGCATCTTTGTTATCTACCTCCCAAATAAATGGAACCGAAACTAACTCTCCTATTTCCTCGCCCTTTGCATTGACTGTGCCCTTCATAGTAACCTCACCAAAAAGTACACGCACCCGCTTGATAGATTTCAATAGCGTTTTAGTTTCTGCAGGCAATGAGGCGTAGTCTTCAATCCAACCACTTGGCTTACCACAATTAAAGCCACCTGCATTATCTCGCAAGTCTTCCTTAAGATCCTTAGCCATAATAGTTTTAACATACCGAGACTTAGTATCACCAGAGCCTTGGATGTACCGCTTGTACATAAAACGCTGATTAAATAAACGAATACTTACCTCTGTAGAATAAATTAAATCCGTGTTAGGACGATCTAATACATAACTACCTGCTTGTACTACCTCTACCTTCTTCTTCTTACCATTAACTGTTGTCTCACCCATGATACCTTTGTGATCTAACTTTAAACGGGCTAAAGTGTTTTGCTTCTTAGGTACAGCAATGTCTGCTGTCATGCCCATAGCTTGTGCCATAGCTGCAAAGTTACTGTTATTTACTAATGTGATTTCTGACATATATTTACCTTTCTATTTTTGATATTTACTTCTACTTGATTCTTGTGCATCATAGCTTAGCCGGTACTTCTTAGCCTTCTGAACTAACTGATGCACATTACTACTTCTTTCGACAACAACACCGTCAATGCTAAACGTAAAGTGTTTGCCGTCATGTCTGTATTCAAGCTTCATCATGGATGAACCTCCTTTTGTTCTAACCAATTATCCCCTATCTTTGTCTCAAGTGCAAGGGGAACATTAAAATCTATTGACCATTTATTGTTAATTAATCCTACCAAATCCTCCTGCACAGAAGCAATCACACCAATAACTTTTGTTACCTCGTCCGGATGTATATCAATTACAATCGAGTCATGCACTGAGTTAACTACACAACTTTGATATATCTTTAGCCTGTTGTAGATTTCAACCAGTGCCAGAGGCACGATGTCTGCCGTAGCAAAAGACTGCACAGGGTAGTTCTTAATCGCTGTAAAGTGAGTCACTGTGCCATCCCTCTTACGCTTGACATCAGGGAAAGCAAACTCTCGATTACTAGGTATTTTTATGTAGCCATAATTCAACGCCTGTTTAGCCAACACACTGTGCCACTTCGCTACCCCACTATACTTCTGCATAAAGTGTGTGTAGTAAGCAGCCTCAGATTGGGTACGACCATACCCAGTGGCACCATACAAGGGTGCAAAGGTATGTGTCTTAGCTACCTGCCTACTGGTAGGCTGTCCTGCATCAGAGATAACCTTGGCAGTGTACGAGTGCACATCAAATCCCTCAGACACTTCCTTCATAGCAACGGGATCCTGTGATAAGAATGCAGCTACACGAAACTCTAGCTGTGCAAAGTCTGCCTCCATAATCTTGCCACCATCAAAGCGAGATACAAACACTCGCTTGACTGGGAATGTATTACCCCTTGGCATGTTCTGCATATTGGGATTAGACCCACTGAACCTGCCAGTCGAAGTGATGTGCTGATTCAATCGTACATGTAACATACCATCCGGCTTGACAAAGTTAGCAATGCCATCCACGAAATTACTTAGGTAACTATCTAGTGCTGATAGTCTACGTAACTTGCCTAAAAATTCAGCAGCATCTGTCATACCTTTGGATGTAGCCACACGTTCCAATGTTTCAAGGTTATCTTTACCAGTACCAAAGCCATTGGCACTAGCCCACTTTGCATTAGGTGCAGTGAACTTTAGTCCGGCAATGTCTTTAGTAGGCTTAAACTCAAAGCCTACACCGTTACATGTACCACACTTAGTTGCTTTCTTAAATGTAGCACCATCCTTCTTGGTCTTGTAGAAAAACCCCTTGCCGTCACAACTCTTGCACTTCTCTGCACGAGTCTTGTACACCATATCAAAGTGTCTCTTTACAGCCTCTTTAAAATCAATGTCATTCATGTAAGGTGTAATGGCTGTAGCCCATGCATCTTTACTACGTGGTTTACGGCTGTACACTATCCACGATAACTGCTCAGGGCTATTAAGATTGATGGGCGTATCTCCCATTAACATACGTACATGTTCTTGTAGTCTCTTCTCCGTCTCTGCCTTCTCAGTTTCAAACTGAATACGTACCTGCTGCAATGCATCAAGGTTTACCCGTATGCCTGTTTGATAAATACGGGATAGCACGATGCACACTTCGTTAGACATCTGAATAGTATCAGCCAGTCCCTGATCTTGAGGTGTCTTTAATCTTTCCTGAATAGATTTATATACCCCCTCAGTAGCACCCAAGTCATGCTCAAGATACATGCTAAGTTCAGAGTGAGGAATATCACGAGTGCTGTAACCATGTTTAAAGTACTCCTTGATTGTGTCTTGTTTTAGTACATCACAATTATGTCTGATAGCTACATTGCCTAAGTCCAATGGCATCTTAATACCACGCTGTAATACGTAGTCACCTAGCATCGTATCAAACACTAGACCATCGTACTTAAACCCAGACTCCCACAACCACACTAAATCGTGGCTGATATTGTGACCAATTAAAAGTGTAGTCTTGTCTAACAGTGCCTGTACTGCAGTATGATTTGCCTTGGTATCCTCTTGCACTTCTGTGTGGTCAAAGGTGTAGATCTGACAAGGCATATCCAAAGGCTTGCACCCCACCATTACTAATGTGTTGCCGGTTTCAAACGGGTCTAAGTGTTTCTTGCCCCCTCGATTTGATACTGTGTTCTCTACGTCAAGCGTTAATATCATGAACTGTAAACTCCTGTTTGATAATCGAACTCGCAGTTTACAATTCTGTGTGCACCACTAATCTTGTTCTTTACAATGTTGAGGTACCGCATACCGTCATCCTCTGTCTGGTCATTCATTGGTGGATTACGTGCAACTAAAATCATTAGATCTGATTCACCTGCAAGTCCTGTCTTACTACCTTCAATCATAGCCTGTGACAATACAATCTTGCCCTCAGCCTCAGCCGATAACTGTGTGCAATATACAACGAGACACCCGTATAGCTTACCTATGTTGCGTGCGTATATAGCATTAGCCTTGAGTGTCTCATGATTATTTGATGCAGCACCATCCTCAGCAAACTTACTGCCGATGTCCATTACGACAATGTCTGGCTTGTGCTTTTTGATTACCGACTCTGCCCACTTCATTGTCTTACCTGTTGCATCCACAAACTTTAAGTTATCTTTGATAGGATCATACGCACGGTGTGCTGTGTTCTTATCTGCCACAATCTGTGCCATAGTCATGCCTGTAGCAGCAGTCATGTAACGGGATGCTATACGCTCAGGCTTCTCCTCATTACACAGGATTAAAATCTTTGCACCCTGACTAGCCCACCCATGTGGTGCAGCACACAGCGTACTGTGAAAGCTTGACTTACCTACGTTACTACGAGCACCAATTACAAACAGCATGCCATTGTCTAGTCCATTGACCGACTGAAACAGTGACTGGATATTGAATCTCCACTTGGTATTGGATGCAGATGTAGCTAGTAGATTGTCAATGCTATTGTCTACGTACTCAATACGAATCGATGGTGTGAAATCATCCTGATAATTGTTTAATATGCTACGCAGTGGTTCCATCGTAGTCTCATCACCATTGACGTATGAGAATCCAAGGTTAGCAATCTCCTCACCAACAACCTGCCGGAACATATTGCTTAGTACTTCTGTAGCTACATCAGAACCCATGACATCTTCATTACGAATTTTATTAAACTGCAATTCGTATGAGTGTTTCTGTGCTGTAGTTAGTGTGGGATTTGCTGCAAAGAATAATGCTTTAACTTCATCGACAGTTAAATCTCTTTTGTATTGTTCCATCGCACTGTCAATGATGGATTTAATCTTGCGTATATCTTTTGTGAATAGCTTTTCAGGACATCTGTTTCCTCTTGTCTCATCGTAGAAGTCCTTGTTCATTAGACTTCTAATCAGCGTGAGTTCCATTTACTCTCCTATAATTTGCTTCAGTTTATCTATGTCTTCTGGAGTTCGATACTTGATGTCATCTTCTAAGTTTAAGGCTTTAGCATTAATACCACCGGCTCTTAACTCACGGGTAAACATCAGGGTCTTACTCATTGCGTCAGGATCTAATGCTACCACAACAGTGGGGTACTTGTAAAGCATATCTTTGTGTTCATCCAAGAGTGCAGTACCTAAGAGGGCAAAGCCTGTGCCACCTAACGTATCAACTACGGCTGCACTAATGCAATCCTCTACGACTATAGCTACACCTGAGTCACCTACAATGTAGGGTACCCGTGCCTCACCATAGCGTCTCCACTTAGGCTGTACATCAGGGTGACCCGCACGACCAGTAGCATCTACAAGTTTACCTTCATGCCGGATAGGAAATACAACTCGATCCTCACGAATGTCATACCTTAAATCTAACCAGTGTGGATCTAGTTCATACTTATCACACAGAGTGCTAAGGTATGGCTTGCCGTAGTCTACGATAATCCATTCAGGTAAATCAAACTGGACAGGCAAGTCTTGATGATACGTTTCTTCACGCATCATCTTCTGTAATTCAGATGCAGTTAATTGCGTGCGTGTAATACCAGACACGTTACAACTATTAGCGTAGCAATTCCACATCAACTTGCCATTGTCATTGACAGCCGTGAATGTTTTGTATCGCTTACAGACTGGACAGTTACCACGATACAGCTGACCTAGAGATAACTCTAGATCCTGTACGTATCGTCTTACATCTATGCTCATTTCTTTTTCTTTGCTTTAGCTTTAGCCTCGCTCGTATCAATATGATGTTGCATTACATCACTCGATACAATCTCAAGTTCAGAAGTCAAGTGTTGCATCATATCGTAGACAGACCAGAGTGCACCACTCATACAATTGTCTGTCGTGTCTGCAGCCATCATCTCTACGATGTACGAAAGGTTCTGGTACTTGTATTGAATAGTGTCTAATTTACTGCTGATTTCATAATGTGTCA